AGACCCGCAAGAAGCAATTCTTTATGAGTTGGCTTGGTCTTGATAAATTTTTAGTATATAGTAAAAATCAATTAAATAATCACATAATCAAGGAGAATATGATATGAGTTTTTTAAGACATGTCGGACGGCATAATGATCGCAAAGTTGCAGTAATCTTCCGTGAGGTACCCGGTGAAATACATATGTGCTTGGTCGTATATACAGAAACGTTGAATATGCATATTCATGATCCGCTTATTAAATGCATTGAAAGTGACATTGGTCAGAACAGCCAAAATCTAGCAGATGCACTACATCGTAGCTATACCAAAGACGGTAAACCAATCTTACAAACACTACACCTTGAAGGGCAGTTGAAAAAAGTTCAAACTGCTCAAATTGTAATGACTCCTCAACCTAATACTCAAATTAGACTAGATGAATTGAATAAGATTCTAGATGAGATGCAACAAGGTGAAGAAGCCGTTAAGCGATTAGCTGAAATGGACAAGAGCATGGGAATGCAAACCAAGTCTGAAGTTATTAGAAAAATGCGTGGCCCGCAAACACAACCTGCATATCCAACTGGTGATGTAATGGGTGATCAGCAATTAGCCAAACAACGTTTGGATCAAGCAATTAAGATGGAAAGTGAAGCACAAGGTCTTATGACCGAAGCAAAACGTCTAAAGGCAGAAGCAAGGACGCTTGATCCTAATGTAGCACCTACCGGGGAAGCATCAGTTGTAGTAGAGGCCCCAGCACCAAAAGCAAAAAAACCAAGAGCTAAAGTAGTTGCATAATGTCACCTGAATTTATTGAAAAATGGGAACACATCCTCGAGGATGTGGAAAAACAAAAAATTCCTATTGGTTTTATTAAAAAAGTAGTTATTAAGCTAATAGGGAAGAAACAGCAAACTCTGAATATTGAGAAATTTCTAAATCAAGGCTTGGAACCAGAGCAAGTAGAAGATTTGGTTAATAAAAGATTAACTGAATTGGATGAGTTGGTTACTAGCGTGGAATTTATTCTCAATGTTCAAAGTATTGCAGATACTGTTCAACCTGAAACAGATAGGCTGTTAGGTAATTTATGAAACTGATTGTGGCCTGTGATCCAAAAGGTGGAATAGGCTATAAGAATAAATTGCCCTGGAGTAAAATCGAGGGCGATTTACCAAGATTCAAAAGATTAACTCAGGATAAAACTGTAGTTATGGGTCGCAATACTTGGGATAGTCTTCCAGTAAAACCTTTGCCCAACAGGATCAATGTTGTGGTAACTACAAAACCAATTGCTTTACCTAGCAATGTTAAAGCAATAGCTAGTCTAGATGACTTGAAATATTTTCATGATCCTTGGATAATGGGCGGGGCAAGATTAATACAAACGTGTTGGGAAAGAATTACTAAAATTCACTTGACCACTACCTTTGCTGAATACGCTTGCGATACTTTTATAGACTTGAAAAAAATACGAGGTGAGTTTAGAATTTCACATGAAGAAGTCTGTAGTGACCATACATATGAAATTTGGGACAGAGACCATCCTGATTATTGGAAATAAAAATGCAAAATTATCATGATTTGCTTAAAGATATACTAGAGAACGGTGAAACAAAAGATGATCGGACCGGCACAGGCACACTCTCTGTATTTGGAAGACAATTAAGATTTAACTTACAAAAGGGGTTTCCTGCTATTACTACTAAAAAATTAGCATGGAAGGCTTGTGTAGGTGAATTATTATGGTTTATTGAAGGTAGTGATGATGAACGCAGACTAGCCGAAATAACTCATGGAAGTCGTGATGGACCTGTTACTATTTGGACTCCTAATGCACTAGCAAGTTATTGGAAACCTAAAGCTAAATTCGACGGCGATTTAGGTAGAGTATATGGCGTGCAATGGCGAGATTGGAAGATTAACACTCTTAAATCTTCCAAACATCATGTTCAACATACCAATTCTGATAAAACTCATTATGATTCAACTGTAATGGAAAAGTCAGTTGACCAATTAGCAAACCTTATCAAAGGATTGATTGAAGATCCTAATGGCCGTAGACATGTAGTTATAAGTTATAATCCAGGAGAAATTGAGCAAATGGCATTACCGCCGTGTCATGCAATGTTTCAGATGTATGTATCAAACAACAAATTATCCTGCCAAATGTATCAACGCAGCGGAGACGCATATCTCGGAATTCCTTTTAATATTGCGTCATATGCTTTATTGACACATATGATAGCACAGGTATGTAATCTTGAAGTTGGTGAGTTAATCTTAGTGTTCGGAGATGTTCACATCTATAAAAACCATATTGATCAAGTCAACGAAATCTTGACGAGGGAACCTATGAAATTGCCTAAACTTTGGTTAAATCCAGAAATTAAAGATATTAATAAATTTACGATGGATGATATTAAACTGATTGACTATAAATCTCATCCTGCTCTAAAAGCGCCGATGGCCGTATAAAAAATGGCTGTATGAAAGACTATGTAGAAACCAAAGTGCATTACTTCAGTGTAGGTGATGCAGAAGATCCTGATATCTATGCTGCTCAACCTCTTTGGGAATTCCAACAATCAGAAAAAGGCAAGTGGATTATGGAAAATTCTATAGAAACACCTACTTGGCATAGAAATATAGATCATAATACATTTGGTTATGCTTATTATGTCACTGCTAAATTGCCTAAAGAAAAATATACATTTTTCAAGCTTAAGTTTGATTAAATGATTACCACAGATAAATACAGGTATGTGGATATTATCTGTTTTACCTAGTTACGCTATACATGGTTTATTGTCTGTTGGTATTATTGGTGTAATCTTAGGATTCGTACTAGGGTTTATACCACTTGTTGGTAAATATAAACTCCCTATTCAAATTATCAGTATATTCATACTAACACTTGCCTTATACTTAGAAGGTGGGTTGGAAAACGAACGCTTATGGCAATTGAAAGTTAAAGAAGTACAGGCCAATGTTGCTGTATCAGAAACCAAAGCAGTAGAAAAAACTGTAGAAATACAGGAAAAGATTGTCAACAAAACCAAAGTCATTAAACAAAAGGGCGATGATATCATAAAGTATATTGATAAAGAAATCGTTAAAAAAGAAGAGATTATCAAGTATATAGAAAATTGTCCAGTGCCTCAAGAAATCATTGAACAACATAACAAGGTTGTAAATTTAACTAATCAATCTTCGGGAGAGAAGAAATGAAAAAGTTAATACCACTCGTATTATTATTGTCAGCCTGCGCCAGTACCCCTGTTCCAATAGAGCGTAAATTCCCGCCGTATCCCAATGCATTGTCAGAAAAATGTGAGCCGCTAAAATCTATTGAATCTAGTGATAAAGTGCCTATCACAGACATGTTGAAAACAATAGTAGAAAACTATGTGACATACTATAACTGCGCTACCAAAGTTGAGAGTTGGCAAGAATGGTACACAGAACAGAAAAAAATCTTTGAAAGTGTAAATCAAAAATAACTCATAAATACATTATGAGGTTATGAAAATATGTCTACACAAGAAATAATTAATATAGGTACGTCACCTAATGACGGTCAAGGTGATCCGCTACGCACGGCTTTTGCAAAGATAAACAATAATTTTACCAGTTTATTTAATACTACATTTAGTACCTCAACAGCATATTCCGTAGGAAATTCTGCTAATCAAGTAATCTATACCGCTCCTGTTGCAACTTTTACACAGGCTATGCTTCAAATTAGATCAAGTAATCCAGCAACATCAGACAGCCAAGATATAACTCTTTCTGCTCAGATTACAAACGATAATGCTAGTGTAAGGTTCACTGGATACGGTACTACCATTAATGGTAATGCTATCACTAATTATGATATGGACGTGTTTAACTCCAACGTTCGTGTACTAGTTAATCCAATTGGAAATGCTACACTCTTACATTTTATTTCTTCTCAAGTTACTTTTATTGGTGTCGATATTCCTGGATTGAACATTCAACTAGATGGCTATGTACCAGGATATGACATGTCTACCGAAACTGACTTGTTTATAACAACCGAGCAAGCATGAGAGCCCGCGAATTTATTACTGAGAGTATAGAAGAAAAATTATTGCCCGATCAAGCGGGCGCCCTTCCTGCTACTTATATTATTCCTGAGTTACCAAATCAAGATCCTTATTTACAATATAGATTTTCAGTAGCAATTGCTGGTGCAAAGGGTGCTGAAAAACGTAAGCAAGATGGCGTTAGCAGTATGTCTAGGGAAGGACCGTTTGGTGAAAGCGAAATTGTAGTGTCATATGGCCATGATGTAGGTCCATATATTGATGATGCACTTAAAACTATGGGTATGAAGGGAAAGCGTATGGTATCCACACCAAATAGTGATGAAACTTCAGATGTTACTAAAACTAGCCCCATGAAGCCTTTTAAGGGCTACAAAAGGTGAGAGCAAAAGAGTTTATCACTGAGCGCAACTTATTTATAATTCCTGACTTAACATCAGGTGATCCTTACCAAATCTATAGATTTGGTGTTGCTATTGCTAGAGCCAGAAGTGAATCAGGTGATTGGGATAAGGTCAGAGCTGGTCAAAAAAGAAATGACGGTGAGTTTTCAGGTCAAAGTCCTTTCAGTGAAAACGCTATAGTATCAACACAATATGAAGATGGTTCGGTAATAAATAAAGCATTGGGATATGAAAATATTCCTGGTGGAAAGAAAGCAATACCAATGTCATCCGGATATGAATTGCCACCTGACAACGAACCTAGTCCATTGAAACCGTTTAAGGGATATGCAAGATGAGAGCAAAAGAATTTATAATTGAAGCAACCGCAGATGATGGATCTCATGGCAAGAGAAAAGGTGAGTTGCATCCAGACGTTAAATCGGCTCTTGGTATGATTCATAGAGTAGCAGGTACCGCTGACAGAACATACGATTTAAATCGTGCTATGATGGCAGTTGCCAGTTCA